GCCAGATCGTCGGCGGGTGCCGCTGGCTGCGTTGGTGTTGGTGCGGGCTGATCGTTCGGCCCTCGTCTGATCCTGCTCATCGCTGTTACTCCTGGTATCTGAGCTTGAAGCGCCACACCCACAGCCGAAGTCGCGGGTTGGCCGGCACGTCGACGCGCCGGGGCTCCTCGAAGTCGAAGATGAACCCGTAGGTGAGCCCGGTGTAGTGCAGGCTTTCGCGTATCGCTCGCGCCCTGGTGTCGGCTGTGATCGTGCTGGCTGTCTGGTCGTTCGACATGATCGTGCTGACCTCGAGTTCCACCTGGCAGTACCACGCGTTCGCGTTTAGCGACAGCTCGGGCCAGGGGTTGCCGACGCTGTCGATCTTTAGCTTGTAGTGGCCGTCGATGCTCGTTTTCGAGGACGCGGCCAGTGTAAACTCGCGCAAGTCGGGGTCCTCAGTCAGTGACAGCCCAGCGAGCCGGGTCTTCACCTCGGTTATGGCCTGTGACAGACTCACCGGATTAGCTCCCCAGCGCCGAACACGCCGTACTCTCGGGGATCTGGGTTGCGATCGTCGTCACGGTTCAGACGAACGAATGACAGCGCCGTGTCGAGCGCCTGGAAGGCTAGCTCCCGATACTGCGTCGCTTTTAGCTCGTCCTCGGTGCCGACGGCCATCATAATCGCCCGGTGGATGTGCGACACTGTCAGTAGCTCGCAAGCGCTGGCTAGCTGCTCCGGGTAAAGCAGGTTGCCGGGGTACTCACCGAGCCGAGCGTAGAGAATGTTTCCCAGCTCGGTCCACGCGCCGTCAAGGTACGCGGCCAGTGTAGCGCCAGACGGCAGCAGGTTGGTGAGGTACGGGTAGCGGCTCGCGAAGTCACTCTCGCTGATCGGACGACGGAAGCGCCGAAGCACCACCTCGAAGTAGAAGTCTTCCAGCCGGGTGACTGCTGACCCGTCGACGAGGGACCACAGTGCGCGATACCTCCCGAGCTCAAACGACGCTTCGGGCCAGGTGCGCGAGTACGACGCCAGCGAGCCTGAGACTGTCACCGCTGTAGCGGGCACTATCTCGCTGCTGCCGTCGTCGAAAATCGTGATTGTGCCGCTGGCCAGCGTGATCTCAGCGCCGGTGTCGGGGTCGACGTGCCGGATCTGAAGTGTGCTCGTTCGGTCTTGTATCGCGACTGGGATCATGGTTCACCTCACGCCAGGGGCCAATCGAACTCAGCCGCCCAGCGACGGATCACCGGGTTCGGGTGCTGCTTCGATTTGGGGTAGAGCTGTTGGGACACCGCCTCGAGATCGCCGAGCTCTTCGTAGAGTTCGCGTGCCGCCTTGGCCTTCGCTGTCTCGCGCGGTGGTGTAGATTGGGTAGCCGCCAGTGGGTCGGCTGCGATAGGTGCGGTAGGTGCAGGCTGTTCGGCCTGCTCCTCGCTTACCTCTCGCAGTCGCCCACGCGCGGCCTCGTTCGCGGCGTCAGGGCCATAGCAGAGCAGCGCATGGATCGCACGATCAGCCGGTAGGAACGTGGCCTTCGTGATCGTGTCGAACTTGCGCCGGTTGCCCATGCTGCCGCGTTCCAGGTTCACCGGCTTCCCAGTCGGCTCGACACGAAACACGCCACCGACGCCGGGCCTGCCACGCTGAGGATCGCCCACCACGAACGAGACGAGCTCGGCCTGGTAGGGCTGGGGCAGTGCACAGATGTCAGTGGCTCGAAGCCTCGGTGACTCGGCCCACATCGCCATGATCGCCTCACGCTCCTGCTCGCCTCTCATCTGAAAAAACGTGGGCCTGTCGTGCGGTCGTAGGGCGAGCAGATCGTCAAGTAAGCTGTCTAAGTGTCTCATGTCGGTTACCTCCTGGGGACGGGGAAGTTAGGGTTGTTGGGTGCGCCGTGTGGCGCTGTCTTACGCTGTGGTGTTTTTCACCTTGACGGTGATGTGGAAGTCCACACTGCTAAGATCAATCGAGCCAGCCTCGGTGCCGCCTTCGTACGCTTTGATCTTGTCGGTGCTGCTGATCCACTCAGCGGTGTAGTGCTTGGTTGCGTGGCCTGACGTGGTTACGATAACATAGTCAATGTCGGCGTCAGCGACGCCAAGATCGGTCTCGATGTCGGCTGCGAAGCCACCAGCGGCATACGTGCCGGGGCCAGCGATAGAACCACGGACCTCGGATCCGCCTGCTACCTGATCGCCAAGCTTGCGGCCTTTCAATACTGTGATCGCCATGATCAGTACTCCTGTAGAGATAAAGGATCACGCGCCCCCACATGAGGAGAGTGACAGTGTCACAGAGCGACTCGCGTGATCGTGTTGGGTGTGTTATCAGGTCGCGAGGTTGATGATCGCGCCGAAGTTACGGGGGTTAGCACAGACGAGCTGACAGTAGGATTTCAGGAAGAGGGCCTTGCTGTCCTTCCCGGTCTCCACCTGCTCGATTCCGACGGGCACGCCCTCGTGGAGCACCTCTTGGTCGGGGTCAACGGGCATGGTGTCCTGGGGGGTGTGGTCCAGGAAGTGGAGGCTGAGATCGTCCAGGTTGCAGAACCAGATCTCGTCCGTGGTAGCCGACTGACTGAGCGAGGGGATGATGTAGATCGGCAGGTCCACCAGGCCGTCGACGTATCGCGGCTCGACGCTGGTTCCGCCCATGCCACCGGGGGTGTAGCGGATGTTGGAGGAGTAGAGCGCAGTAAATTTGGGCCACTGGGTAGAGGACATCCAGATCTCGGAGTTGGGCCCAATGCCGTTGTTGTCGTACAACAATTTCGCGATCGTCTCGAGGTTCGAGGACGCCAGGCTTGCGCTGCTTGCGTCGTCGATGCGAGCTTGCCAGTAGGAGGAGGTGGACTGGTTGATGCCCGCGTAGGTGCTCGAGGTTGACATGAACGCCTTCACGCCGGTGATTACTTTGCTGCTGTTCGCGGTGCCGTCGCCGGACAGGTCTTTCTCAATCTGGTTGATCAGGGCCTTGAGCTTGGCCTGGAACTCGAAGTTGAGGGCGTTGACGTTGCCGCGTGCTGCTGCACGGGCGACGCGCACGAGGTTATCAAACTCCATGCTGATCCCGTAGCGCTTCCAGGGGAGTGAAGCGGTGGCGAATGAGGGAGCCACGCTGCTGGGGTAGGAGTCAGATCCGCCGTAGCTGGACGCGGTGAACGCGGTGGTGTGAACACCCCACTCTTTTGCGTAGCGGTCGCTGATGTCGTTGCTGCCGATCACGACGCGGCCCTTTGCGGCAAGCCTGCCCATGATCGAGTTTTCGGGGATGAGCTGGTTACCTGGACCGTACTCGGTGAACGCCTTCGCGATGACTGCGCCGTACTTGTCCAGCAGGATCGCGCTCAAGTCAGTGAATGTCGTAGTTGCCATCTGGCCACTCCTGTAGTTTGCGTCCTGCTGTCAGGACAGTTAGAAACGCACGCCACGCACCGCCCGAGCGAACGCCGCTTCAGCGCTCTTCCAGTCGGTCGGCTGTGTCGTGCCGGGTGAGTTCATGTCAGTTCGTTTGACCGGCGGTGCCGGTGCTTTGGCCTCATCGGCCTTGGCCGAGATCTTGCCGGCCTTCATGAGCGCTGTGTAGATTTTCGCCTGTGCGATCATGTCGTCGCCTGCCAGCGCCTCGACCAGTGCGCGATCGTCGTCGCCCAGCGTGTCCAGGTCGGCGGTGATTCGGGCCTTCAGTGCCTCCTCGGCTGGGTGTGGTTCGCTTGGTGGCTCGGTTGTTTCAACGGGTGCAGGATCGGGTTGAGTCGGTTGCAGTCGTTCAAGTGCTGCTGCGACTGCTGCTGTGATCCGTGCGTCCAGATCCTCGGGTGTTGCATTGGTTGCTTCAATGGCTTCCGGCTGCTGGGCCTTTGTGGCCTGCTCGATGGCCTGCTCGATCGGTGTGGCTTCGACTGCGGGTGCTGTTTCGACTGCGGGTGCTGCCTCGATGGCTGGGGACTGTTCCATCAGGTTCTCCTCTTTAGAGCTCGGGTGAGTGCGTCAGCCTGGACCGCTCGAAGCGTTCGCAGGTCGCGGGGTGAGACGCCGAACCAGGGCGCGATCGTTTGGTTCCATCGCGCCTTCTGCTGGCTGGGTACGTCAGCGAATCGGATCACGACAGTCACGCCGGTCTCACCGGCGTTTAATGTCGCAGTGAGCGAGCCGAGCATCCTGCCTGAGTAGGTGAGGTCGCGGTTGTCGACCTGTCGGCCTGTCTTCGCCCGTTTTCGCCGGTAGCCTGGGGAGTACGGCGGCATCTTCTGGTCGTAGACGCCGAGTCCCTGGGCCACTCGCTGTCGCAGGTTCACGATCTGAGCCTGCCCGATTGACTGCCCCACCTCGAGCGCGACGACGCTGAGGCGGGATTCGACTATCTGCTTGAGCTTGCTACTGAGTGCCATCATCGCCAACCTGACGCAGCGCCGGTGTAGGCTGCAATATAGTCGCTCGGGGTGGCTAGGGTGAGTCCCTGCTCACGCACGATCGACTCGTTCACGGGGATCAGGCTGTGGCGGCAGTTATACCCGCCACAATAGACAGTGGGGCTCAGGCCCTGCGCGTTCGGTGTGTTGGCGAGCGCTGACTCCTCCACCACGAGCCCGGCCAGTGCAGCACAGTAGGGCCTCGCGGCTGCGTCGTCTGGGCCTGCGTAGAGGTACAGGATTGCGCCTGACTCGGTGACGAGCTGCGCGGCCTGCTTCGACACCTGGCGCTGGATCCCGGCCAGCCCGGTGTTCACGAGCGTGTTAATCTGGGGCACAGGGAGCAGCGCTGTGAGCGCCTGCTTCGAGATCTGGCCTGTCTGGTACAGTTGGAGTCCTGTGCGTAGACTCGCTTCTGTTTGCCCCGCAAGGTAGGCCAATGACCGCTGCGCAAACGACTGCCCCACAAGTACAGCCCGTCGACTGATCGGGCCAGTCAGGGCGTCGTCGATCTGGTAGGCTGAGCCGAACGCGGACAGCGTCTGATCGGCGGCACGCTTCAGCGTGCGGGCGGCGGCTGTGTAGATACCGCCAGCACGGAACGCCTCCACCAGAGACGCTCCACCGAGGAGGGCATCGAGCACTGCCGAGACGCGCCGTCCAGATAGAGCGAACGCGCCGGTGGTTAGAATCCTGTCGAGGACGCCTGGACTAATCATACGCCCTCCTCGAAGTCGAGCGGGATCTCAAAGGAGGGCTGTGCTGCCGACTCCTCGAGGATCTCCATCTCAATTTGCTCAATCTGCTGCTCGCTGCGGTCCGTCATTCGGAGCGCTTCGGAGCGGCTGACGATCCCAGCGCTGTACTGCTGGGTAGCAAGGTTGGACAGCTCCGCTGGATCGCGTCCGGGCCCGAGCTCGGGGTAAGTGATTTGGAGTGAGCCATCGGGCATGGTCGGGCCACCTTCGAGCGGCACAGTCACGGCAGCGACGCGCCACATCTCACGCTCCCACAGTCGCCAGAGTTGGCGCTGCTGCTCCCACTGCTCTTGGAGGCCGTAGAGTTTCAGCTTCAGGGCATAGCCACTCTGGGCCTGCTCGGTGCCGCGGGCCACTTCTGGTTTGATACCGTACAGTTGGAGGATCGACTCGACCTTGGTGAGAAGGGCGTCCAGGTAGGCGGTGAGGTTCGCTTGCATGTCGAGCACCTGGGCTGACGCTGTAGGGCCTGAGAGGAGGAGCGTGGAG